CTGTAAATGGCATTATTGATTCAAACAAACCCTTATCTTTTTTATCACCTGTAAATGGCGTTATTGATTCAAACAAACCCTTATCTTTTTTATCACCTGTAAATGGCATTATTGATTCAAACAAACCCTTATCTTTTTTATCACCTGTAAATGATGTTACTATGTTTTTAGCAAAATCTCTAAATGTTGATGTCAAAGATTCCAATGTTCCACCTTCTCCAGTTGTAATCATTGGTTTATCTGATGGCTGTTTGCCAAAACCGAAAAATTCTTTTAATTTCTTGAAATCATCGCTTTCGGTTATTGTCGATTTTACATCAGTCATAGCTCTCTGTGATTCTGCCTTTAGATCAAGACCGGTTATTTCCTTTTTAGCTTCCGTAATTTTGTCGGAATGATCTTTCATTTCACTTTTCATCTTGTCTTGTATAAGTGGCATTAACTGTTCCATTCTCTTTCTTAATAATCTAGCTTTTATTTGAGCTGTATTTGGATCGCCAATAGACCTAAACATCATACCAGAAAGAGTATTTGTAAAGGCATTGACAAAGGATGTGTATGGATCGAAGCCCGTAACACCAAAACCACCACCCATAGTCCCAATACCAGCATAAGATGATGTATCTATTGATGTTACCAGTCCTGATTTAGCAAGATCAGAAAAATTTCTTAATCCAGCAAGTTGCCAATGCCAAGGTTCTTTAGTTGGCATGGGTAGATCAAGTCCAACAGCCTTCATGAATGGAGCTGCTTTTATACTGTCATTTGTATCAATATCAATGGCCATACCATATTCGTGATATGACTGACCAGGGGGAGCTGTTGGAGCCGTTCTTAAACCTCTTAGATAATCATTATACATTGCAGCCTGTTGTTCTGTTGTTCTTCTGGCTGACGTTATGCGTGGGAATCTACCATATTTTTCCCTAAACATGTCAAAAGCTTTTGCTACTTTAGTTCTAAATGGCTCAACAAGCCCACTTAGTTGTGTAACTTCATTTATAGCATCACCCATTGGACCTAAATCGAATATGGTTTTTTCTTGTTTAGGGTTTAGTTTTAATATGTAAGTCTTTGTTTTTTCTCTAAGACTTTCAATGTTACTAACATTGGAATATAATGATTTTATTGCTCCCGATTGGTTATATGTATATTCTTTAAGAACTTTAACAAACTGCTCTGGTGCTGAACTATATAACTCAATTAGTCTATTCTCACCCATTGCTGCGGCCAAGAATAAATTAGTAGAATCAGCAGGAATACCAGCTTGCCTTAATGCCTTGGCTTTTTCAGAAATTCCATCTACAAAGATTTTTCTTTGTTCTTCATAGGACATACCAATCAAATCACGTGGTGTGAGATTAGGCCTTCCAGCTTGGATTAAAAAGTCTTGATCCATCTGGAAATAACCACCACGATAACCACTTGAATGCATTACATTTCTAGGTTTGCCACCACCTTCAGATTTGGCAAAAGTTTCTGGTAAATTTTCTTGTGATATTTCTCCTATTTGTGTCTTCTTATTAAATAATTTATCATAAAATAAATTAGCTATTTTTGGTCCAATAATACCACCTACAACACCACCAATAGCAGTCCCAATGCCAGGAGCAATTAAAGAGCCTAAAGAACCTAAAATAACCCTACCAGCCATACCACCAGTAAAACCACCAGCTATTCGTCCCAATAAACCACCAACAGCTTTCTCACCAACAGCAGACGCAGTTTTACCCATTGTTTCACCAATCACTTTCTCACCGACTTTAGATACAGTTTTTCCGATAATCCCACCAATTTTACCAAAAATCTCCGTACCCAGATATGTTCCAATACCAGACACAGTAGCTTCTTTTATATCACCAGTTACAGAATATGTTTGTGCAGCATCAATAACACCAGCTGTCTTCCCCATTTTTAATGCAGATGCTAATAAGGATATAGAAGAAACTGAAGCACTTTTCTTGTATTTGTCTGATTCTTCCCATTTCTTTTCAAGACCCAAAGTATCGCCAATAATGTCTTGCAAGATGTTTGTTGGTCTTTTCTCACTTATTTGTTGAGATTGTTTCAATATCTTAGGAAGTATAATAGAACCACCAATAGCACCAAGCACTAATGGAACAGCCTTCAATAAAAATGGTATTAACGACACAGTAAGAGAGGCGATTGACATTGGATCAAGTAACTCTTCTTTCTTCTCAGAAAGTTTTGATACTATTGACTTTTTCTTATTATCATCAGATGGCTTGAAAGTGTTTTTTATTGATTCAAAAAACGTCTTCTTTACATCTGGTAATTCTTTTTTCTTACCTGTTGCAATCTTTTTTAAGACATCAACTCGCTTCTTTTCACTCTTTTCGAATATCGCTTCTCTTTTCTTACTTGAAAGAACATTGAGAATCCTTCTTAGAATACTGGTTTGTTCTTTTTCCTCCTTAATGCGCGATTTATTAAAGAATAAATTCTTTAATGGAATGAAAATTTTCTTAGATATACTGAAAATATCCTTAAATAAATTCCAACCAAATCTAAACAATGCCTTTCCTAAATCAACAACTTCATTGAGTTCACCAAGAACATCTGTTATATGACGCGATAAAATACCAGTTATTCTCTGCCATCCATCACGGAATGTAGCAAACAATCTGGTATTGAGGAATAAATTCCATGTCTTAGCAAAAGGCTTGAAGAATTGTGTGTTTAGTAATTTTCTATCTATCTTATATTTGTCTTTAGTGAGTTTTTCAAATGATTTTAATTCATCTTTAACTTTCTTCTTAACAGCAGTTCTTTCTGTTTTAACATCAGATGGTTCCGTCTTTCTTTTAGCTGAAGGCATGGATTTTTTATACATCTCAGCAAGTTTTGTCATGCTGGATGTCATCTCTTCCATTGCCTTTGTCATGTTTCTTAGACTTGCTGGATCAATGTTTACAGCTCCTGCCATTATCTATACCTACCATATAGTAGTTTTTCCTGTTTTGCAGCGTGTTTCAAATTTTCAGTCTTTGTCTTCATATCTCTGATTACCAAACTCAACAATGCTTCACGTTCAAAGTCTGGTAATAAATTACTTTCCTCTATACTTATATTAGCCTTAGATGCCAAATAATATTGTTCTTCTGTGATAACCTGAAGATTACTACCTGCCGTTATCAAATATATTAGTAAAAAAAATTGTCAAGTGGTATCTCCCTAACCGATTCTTCATCACAGTGCTCGCATTTAATCTTCATTGTAAAGTCCAATCCATAGTCTTTAGATTCAAACCAATTAACAATCTTACTCATTTCATCTTGTGTTAGATTATCCAATAGATATATGGCATCTTTAGTGCTTATCTCTTGTTCACCTTCTGGAATGATTACTGATTTGATACATACAGCATTCATAATAGTTGATAACATTATCGTTTTCTGAATATCTGTAAGCTCACTTTCATTTGTCATATCTTTCAACATATAAAGAGCTTTAAGTTGTGCATTTCTAGTAAGAAGATCAAGTCTTACAGATAATTTATCATTTATCTGAACAACATTCCAATCATCAACAGAGTTACTATCCTCTTCTACAAATGTAATTACTGGTTTTTTACCTTTTTTATTGGGTGGTTGTGTCTTCTTCTTTACTATTCCTTTATCTAATTTTTTAAGTGGTAAATCACCAAGATTTATGCTATGCATTGTTTGTGAATCACACTTTGGACATTTGGTCTGAAAGGTATAGTGACTACCTTTAGTAGCCCTTCTAATCTCAACAAGAAGATAAAATCTATCCTGTAAATATAGTGATTTAACATCAAAATTTTCTGGATAAATAACACACTCATTGATTAAATCATCAAGAGCCTCCTCAATAGTGTCCGTGTCATCTGCTGTTTCATATAACAACAATTTCTTTATCTGCCCCGTTGTTATGGGTTTATATTTTACAATACTTCCATCTGATGGTAATTCCGATTCAAATACATACATGTTTAAATACCTCTTGAAATCTGACATTTTTACCTCCTATAGTGTTTTTATTTGTATAACGAGAAAAATGATCTTACACCACGTTTAAGTAGTGAAGTTAATGCTCCTGGCTCTCTTTCTGTTACAGTATGATATTGATATGTAAACGTTATATCTACTGTAGCTACATCATTATTAGCATAATCCAACTGAACCTGACCTATAGTCTTAGGCCAAGCTCCATATAATTTGTAAACACAAACCGTTTCCCCATTGTCATATCCCAATAAATGAACTTCTGGATTTGTCATATAAATAACCGGTTGGCCATAACAGTTAGTTTCTGGATCATGGATAATTTTTTGCCATTCATAGAATTTTCTTAATAAAACACCCTCTTTATCTACATTATACGTAACTGTCCACTCTGTAAATCCTTGTTTTCCAGCTAATTTATAATCATGACCCATCCAACTTGTAGATATCTCTTCAAATGTTGATTCTGGTAAACTACTTGCTCTTACATAAAACTCTAATCTTGGAACACCACCATGAGTATTAAGAATACTTAGAGTTGAAGTGCCAGCGGTCAAAGCGGTATTTGCAATGTTATTGAGGCTTAATATATCATCAAATCCACCAGCCATTGCTTTCTGTAATGTTGCATTAGCAACATTTCCCCATCCGGGAAAAACCATATTGACGTAAAAATTAAATTGTTTAGCAGCACCCGTAAACGATGTTTTATAGGTATTGATATCCATTTGCACTTTCATGTTATTTTACCTACCAAAGCATTTACACCGGCCTTTACTAATTTTGTCAATCCAGATGGTGTTTCTTTCTCATAGGTGAAGTAGTGAAACGAGAATGTAACATCAACTGTGAGAATAGCATTTGTTGAATAATCTAAATTTATATTACCGATACTCTTGGGCCAGCAATCATAAAAGGTATATTTACCAAAAGTGTTTCCTTGATAATCAACTAAGAATATATTTTGTGTTCTAATCTTTGTCCCAAGAAAATTATGATCATCAAATGAATTTATAATAAGATTTTGCCAATTATACAATTTATCTAAGATTTGACCTTCATCATCTACATTCAATGTTACAGACCAGTTACCATATGTCTTATTTCCAGGCAATTTATAACTGGTGCCCTGTAGTGGTATTGTCTTTTCATCAATACTCGATTCTGGTAATGATGTTGCCTTAACAAGATATGGAAACAAATTTTTATTAGCTCCGAAACCGAATGTAGATAGAACATTTGAAGCAATTTGTTCTAACATACCTGATGATGATTTATTACCCGGTATATCAAATAATACAAAAAACAGATATTGGCGTGCACCACCTTTGAATATAGACCTATATGACTCAATATCTAATAAAACTTTTGCCATATTATTTCTCCATAATTAAAAAGGTCTAAAGAGTGGAGATCCATCCCTTTAGACCTTTACGATCCGTTGAAGTCTAAAACTTCAAGTGGGCTATGTATTTGTTCACAATATATTTATCATGCAAAACTTACACTAGCACCATATTTTGTTTTATCAATTACATGATATAGATAAGTAAACGTGACATCAAATTGCACAACATCATTAGTGCTGTAATCCAATGTTGCTGTAGCTATTGTCTTAGGCCAAGCCCCGACTAATTTATACTTTAGAATTGGCTTACTATCTAAATCAAGTAATTCAAGTTGCTGGTCAGCAAAATATACGCTTGGAGCACTATATATATTCGTTGTTGGATCATGAATTAAAGCTGCCCAATTATGAAACATTTGTTGGATTGCCGCATCCCTGTCAACATTGAATGTTACAGTCCAATCAGTATATGTATATTTACCAGCCATCTTGAAATCAAAGCCATGCCAGTTTGTTACAATTTCATCAGAACTCGTTTCGGGCAAGCTTGTTGACCTTACAAGATAAGTGGCCTTTTCAGTATCACCACCAACGGCAGATGGGAAATTAGGCTTAAAGTAGAACAAGTAAGCCCTTGCACCACCTTGAAAATTAGCCCTATATGAATCAATATCAAATTTTGGCATGTATAATAAACCTCCCGTTATTATTTATCAAGCACCAGCGCCCATGATCTCACTAAATGAAGCGCCTGTCTTAGTAGCTACAAAGTTGAGCACGATAAATTCAGCTGCCCTGGTGGGTTTAATGTAAATATCACACCAAAGCTCGTTTCTATCAATTCTTTCGGGTGTATTATTTGTTTCGTCACAAACGATAGCGTAATCATAAATACCCCTTCTACTTCTTACATCTCTCAAGAATGGATCAATCATATTGACAAGAAGTAGCCTTGTTAAATCATCATTTGGTTCAAACAGGAAGTATTTTGCAGCTGTAGCGATAGCTTTCTCAAGAACAATGAATAGCCTACGAACGTTTACTCTATTGAAAGCTGACTCTTTATTGAGTAATGTCTTTTGACCCCAAATGGATTTCCCTTGCCCAGCGAAACTGACGATTGGGTTGATACCATTCTTGTATAGAATATCACGTTCACCCTTAGTTGGATTCCAAGCCAACCTGCGAACGTTACCAAGTATTGCCCTATTAAGGCCAGCTGGAGCAAACCAAGGATCAGAAACATCATCAGTATTAGCATATACACCAGCTACATGGCCGGAAGCTGGAATCCAACGATACCTACCATTCCATTTGTCATATACTTCAAGCCAATTACCATAGAGTGCAGCATAGCTGGTGTTTAGATTTAGTGTTTCAGTTCTATATGCCCTTAAATCCTCTGTTTCATTTCCTTTGTTATTTATTACATTCGTTGATGGGCAGTCGAGAACAGCAATACAATCCTTACGATCTTCCGCTATACTTGCAATGTATGATTTAACTGTTGTGGATTTATTTGAATCAATAAATATATTAACATCAATTTCATCTGGATTTTTGTATAGATCTAAAGCTAACATGATATCACCATCAGATACAGAATCACCATTATCATCCTGACCACCACCAAAATACTCCCATGTTGAATTGGCAATAGTGATGTCCTGTCCAATAAGATCTGGATTCATAGCAATTCTAATATACTGAGAATAACCATTTATCAATGTCTCAGCAAACTTCTTCTGGCCGGTGTCGGTTATTCTATTTTCATCGGTAGATACATTCCAAACTTCAACCGTTTTCCAGTTTGCCTCAACGTTCTCTTTACCCTGATCCAGAGCCTGAACTACAATCAAGAAATCTTTACTATCTGTTAATGGACTGTCTATACTGTGAAGAACTGAATATGTATCCCAACTACGGTATGTGCCAGCAGCAATAGCGTTATAAGTGTCATAGTCAACACAAGCTATTCTGATATTATTTCCCCATGCTCCTCTCGAAGAGGCAATTAGATAGAAGGGGATAATTCCAGAAACAGTAACTTCATTAGGAAACTCATCTGGATCTTCACTCGCAAAGTCACTTAATTTGTAAGCATTTTCTGTAGTGAATGGAGAGAAAGCGTATGTTTGCCCACCCGAAGCCGCCTTTGTTCCAGCAAAAGTTGCTGATGTTGGCATCGTTCTCGTGCAGTATAGAGCTGATCCATAACGTAGGAATCCAACAGCTGATAGAATATCCTGATAACAGGATGCATCAGACGTTGGTGAGCCAAAAATAGTAATTAAATCATTGACTGTTGTTATCAACTGCTTTTTCTTCTCAGGACCCTTATACGTGTTTCTAAGAATTATTACACCTACTGAAGTGGCTACTGCTGGAATAGTAGTAGTCAAATCAATTTCATTTACATCGACTAATGGTGATAGATAAAAAGCCATAATATATTCCTCCTATATGGTTGCCAATACTCTCATTTTTATTACTATTTATATTTATACATTAAATTATTTTCAACAAATTTCAAATCTATCATAAGCAAAAGTAGCAGAACACTCTACCTGCGATTCACCTTCTCTTTGCGATAAAACCACCTCACCAAGACTCTGAATCCACACGTTCTTAAAAGATAATTTCATAACAGAAGTTTGAAAATTATCAAAAATCTTTAAAGTGCAATCTACACTATATTTATATGGAGTATTGCTTGGAACATCATAATTATTTGAGATCATTGTTAACCAATTAAATAGATATTGCCAATTAGTGTAATCAGCATCAACCATGAAATTTATATTCCAGCTATCAAATGTAATTCCACCGGGATGAAAATTCATTTTATTACCTTGCCATCTTGAGTCTATCTGATCAAGGGATACTCCTGGAATAACAGTTCCATATATATTCAATGTCAATTCACGCATAGTATCTGGTGTTGAATCACTTACTATAGTTGGAATTACAAGTTGATAATTTGTTGGTGTTGCTCTATTGATATTTGTCATTCAAATACCTCATAGTCAAATAGTATTTTAGCATCTTCATCATATCCAAGACCTTCAAATAACATAGCCTCAGAAGCTAACATCTCGGCTCCAGAAACAATTACTGTCTCTGTTCCTCTATCTTCCCATGCTTTATCATTAGTAAATAGTCTTACTAATAATTTATCAATCATACCACTACTTATAAATACAACACCACCAGAACCCATATCAAATCCAAGACCAGGTAGTGATCCAGAACCAGATGGTGGGGTTTCTTCATAATCGTCATAAGACTCTTCAGATGAACTATCACTCGTGCTAATTATGATTGGACGTAACACGTATGTTTGAAGTGTAAATGATAATACCCATTTTATTACGCGCCAGTCCTCTTCAGCCATTTCTTCAGTAATATCAGGTGTAGCATTGTTAAGAATCACTTTAATATCCATTCTCGCACTTAATTCTGGAAAATTTATTCTGATGAAGTTGTGTGGAGCAAAGAATGGTAAAATCTGCTCAAGAATCTGGTCAATATCAACCATGTGCAAAGCCCACAAATTTAAGTTTATACCAATATTATATGGTATAGCGTTTTTGAACATCTTTAACGTTTTATTAGTTAAATCACGTTCAATGACTATTGCCTGCTCTCTATTTGTCATTCTTGTAGCATCAAAATCTATAGCTGTTATATTGGCAGACATCAATGGTAGAGTCTCATCAGTCTTTTTTCCACCTGATTGCAACCAATAGAAAGCCTTCTCTTTTGGTCCAAATGATATGGGAACTCTGATTATCTTTTTCGCATACCCATTACTGTCATATCTAGCTATGTAGATGGACCTGAATAAATCTAAAAACTGAATTAGAGATCGTCTTATACTTTTATGGAAAAAATATCCTCTCATGGCAACGCTTTCATAATATCATTAAATTCATCACTTATATACTGTGGATATTTATAATATTTCAAATCTGATAAAATTTTCTTAATTCTTTTTCTAATTGGTGGATGTTCATCTATTAGTTCAGATAAAATCTCAATCACTTTTTCAAGTTTATTAGATGTCTTACGGTCCATCTTGTTTAGAGCGGATGCTAGATGAATACCAAAACCAAGTTTTGAAACTATATTGTCAGCTTCATATTCCTGTTGTTTACGCATCAATATCAATGAATAATTGCCACATAACGTTAATGCAATAAATACTAATATAGCCTGATAAAGAGGACCAAAAGCAGAAGTTGCTGTAAAAGCTAACAACAGAAAACTGTTTTTTCTTATATAGTTAACTATTGAATGTTTCTTAATATAGTGCCCATATTCGTGAAGAAGAGCCGCAAATAATTCCTCATCTGTAAGATCTTCCAAGTAATCTTCAGATATTATTATATAATCACCAATGTTAAATATATTATTTTCAACAGCACTTGTCGTAACTATCTTGAAATTCAGATCAGTATATCCATTTTCCTTAAGATATTCTTTCAATACTTTTTCATTATCTAAATCACGCTTTGTTCTCAATATTATAAATAGATATGTAGATAGAAAATCATATAAGTTTTTAGTCAATAATGCTACAGTAGCACCTGTTAACAATAATGATTCATTTTTAATATATCTCTCTAATCTACTCATTTATGAAGTTCCTTATTGATTGAAAATGTTTATATTTATTGGGTTGCCACCTATCTTCTGTAATTACTAAAAGTTCGATGCCTTTCATTTTACACTGCTCAATCTTCATTTCATCACGCTTCATTTGTATGTATTGATTATGCCAGTATGATCCATTATATTCAATAGCTTTATTTATCTCTGGTAGCCATACATCAAGTTCCAAATTATAGCCGGTATATGGATTGATGATAATTGATCTATCACAAACAATGATTTCACCATTATATAAAGTTTTTATGAAATTAACAATCTCTTTCTCCGGTCCTGATTGTTTATCCAATGGACATCTATGTCCCTGTTGAAAATCATTGAATCTTATTTTTATATGGTGCCCATCTTGGCACATAACATCAAGTAGTTGCCTATTATCCTTGTAAGATGTTGATAATAGTTTATATCCTTCTTTCTCAAAAAATTCTCTAACATGATCTATCCGATGCCTTGTTGTTCGATTCAATTTTTCTTCCTTATAGCATATCCTACAACCATGTCCATTCCTGAATCTTGGAACTGTTGTAATATAAGGATTATGGTTCTTATCACATTGCACTAATATATTCCTACTTCCATTATACTCTATAAGTTTATATCCTCTTGTATTAAGCAATTCTTCTATCTCTGATATTGTTATTTTAGCAACTCCACTACATATTGGACAGCTAGCCTTACGCTTAAAATCAGCAAATCTTACTAATCTTCTATGCCCTCCTGGACATTCAACATCTATTTTTACAGATGATTTAATAAACTCGCCATATAATTTGAAACCTACAGATTCACAATAGTTTCTAACGTCTCTTGTTGTTATTCTTCTCATTTCAAATATATGCTATTGTCAATATCAGAATAATTATCAATACTATCTGATTGTTCTTTAATCCACTCATTATCACCAAATCCAGACATTGGAACTGTTTCAGTATATATATCAGTTGCACTTTCTGATTGTTCTGAAAATCTGTAAGGACGTAGAATAAGAATATATATCATTTTCTTCAACTGAAAGATTCTGTCATCATCATCAACATGAACAACTTCAAATCCTCTATCCAACCATTTTATATATATTACATCCCCAATATTCGGCGTTAATGTTCTTGATATATCTCTATTCCATGTTCCCATTGGGATATGGCATGTTATTATATCACCCCCAAACATTCCGAATGAGCTCCAGAGATTGGGCTCTTCACCAACGTCATATATTACTTTGGTGGTGATAGCATCTTCAAATTCTGTATTGGTATGTTCCCCATATAGTGGATCATATGGGATATTAGATTTACGTCTCCTATACTCAACTTCAATACCAAAAATATCAGTATATTCCATTATATAGTTCTGGATTAAATCATGTTCCTGATTAAACTGTAGATCATATACTGTCCATTTAGGTTTTGTTAAACCTGTATTATTAAGTCGTGGCATTATTGATCTCCAAGAAATTTTCTCAATTTTTCCATTTCACCTTTTTGATTATTTTTCCATTCATTATGCCATATAATATATAAGTCTATGTTTTGTTTATTACAATATTCCTTCTTTATTCTGTCCCTATATAAGGTATCCGCATCGTTATGATAATACTCTCCATTGAACTCTATAGCTTTTCGCATTGATGGTATCCATATGTCAAGCTCTAATGGATATCCAGATATAGGATTTCTTATTACTGATCTATCATTTTCAATAATAATAGTGTTTTTCAGCCATTTTCTAATAATATCAACAACCTTTTTTTCTTCTTTTGAATATCTTTGTTGTTTACTACACTCTGGGCATCTAACTTTAGCGTTAGTAAAATGATTGAATGTTGTGATGTATGGTGGATGATTTTTATTACATTGAACTAATATCTTAGATACATTATTTATATATTTTTCTGATAATAGTGTATAATTTTCATTAGCCAAAACAGATTTAACATATTCGATGCTATTTCTATATTTTTCAATATTACATAACATGCATCTCTTGCCCTGATAAAAATTACCGTATGTAACTTTATATTGATGTCCCCTTGGGCAAGAAACTTCAATCAATTCTTTAGATGATATATATTTGTCAGATATTAACTTATATCCATGTTCTTCAATCTTATTTTTGACATATTCATATGTAAGTTTCTTCATTCTTACCCCTGTAATATAGGCCAACCCTCGAAAACTTCTTCACTTTTAAGTTGTTCCTCAAGTCTTTCAATTTCCTCTCTACTTTCACTTATCAACAAATCACCGTCTAACTGCACATTCATGTTTCCAAGTCCCTGAAATGAAGCAAATTTACGCCTAATCATTCCAAGATTATATTTTGATAAAGCTGTGGCATAATCAAATATCCACATGTTATCATATAAATCTTCATCAGTTCCTTCAATAGTATAACATTTCAAAAGGATAAACCCTGGGCTTTCATACACAACATCATCAACTGTTATATAAACTCCAGTAGGTGGTGTTGGAGAAAGTTCTAAGGTGTTTGTATAACGGTGATACTTGTAGGTATAGGTATCTACTACATATCTTTTTAATGTTTCAAGGAAGTCTCTTGCAATATGATATGACACTATGGTAAATTCTGATGGGGGCTTACCTCTACCAAGTATCTGATCAAACATGCCGAGATTATACATATAATTCGTCATAGTGAATAATTGGTTTATGCCCCCAAGCGATTGTGTTTCATAGGATATGACTTCAACGACATCACCCGGTAAATCATAAGTATCAACACCACCAGATAACATAAGAGTATAATATGTTTCTTGTGTTGCTTGACCAACTGCCCATCTTATGAATTTTTGTCTTGCATAATCAATGTTATCTATTATTGTGGCATCTTCCAATTCAATTTTTACCATTGGATAGCCGAGTCTTCTTTTTATTTTCTCAATAAGATCTGATTTTTTCATATATAGCTCCACCAAATGATTCTATATTCTATTTATAATTTATTTAAGAAGCCATGAAAAATCCTCATCATCCTTATTAGTATCCGATATGATTGTCCAACTATCATCTTCATAATCAACTTCTTCTTTTTGTTTATTTTTCAACGCATATGATTCTTCAAAAATATCCATTTCAAGAGCGAAACAAGCCCAATATAATGCTGAAACACAATCATCATTAGTATCTTTACCAAAGTATCTATTATTTTGTTCAATGAAGCTCGATAATTCAAAAATTGTATCTCTATCTACTAATTCTAATGAACCATCTTCAATAAGTCTCTTCATTAACAATACAGCTCTGGGTTTGTTTCTTGTCGTTGACCTTATTCCAAGATCAGTAGATTTTGATCCCGAATTTACAAGGTTATCATTTTCAAATTCCCACCATAATCTATTTACAACAACTGCACCCTCAGCATTATTCTCAACCATTATATAAGCATTATTATAATAATATGATAAATTATTGACAATTTCTGAAAAAGTATAAACATCCACTGTATTATTTCTATATGTAGCAACCTGTTGAAGTTTTATCGGTTTTAATGATTTAAGTCTCAATATCTGGCATACTGAATAATTTTCTCCAGTTCCTTTTGCTGTATCGACACCAATTATATAAACTTTGTCAGTATCTGGCTTACAGTAAATAGATAATTTATTGTTCATTTGTCTTTCTATTGGTTCAGTAATACATGCGAATAAATCTTCTAAGCAGGTAGAATCAATTACAGTTGATACTGAACCAAGAAACTCGCATTCATATTCCTGTCTAAATCTTCTCAAACCAAGATTCTTCTTTTGTATTTCAGCCCATTGTTCATCTCTACCTGGAACAACACGCCAGTCATATTTTAATGCTATAAACTCATTTTCTTTCTTCTCAGCTAAAGAATATAGTGTATGAAACTGATTAAACATACCACATGGCGTTGATATTACAATTATTTTTGATTCTGATGATGCTGAAATAGTTGGATAGTTAGCTGACCAGAAGTCATCTGCAATATGCTTTCTAACAAATGCATACTCATCGGCGATTAGAAGATTTATGGTTCTACCTCTGAAAGCATCAGCTGACGTTGCAGATACGAGTATCTTGCTACCATTATCAAATTCTATCATCATCTTACTATATGTAACAACACCAGGTTTCAACCATATAGGCAACTCTTCATACATTATTGATATTCTACGTAAAATATCTATTGCTGAAGTTTGTTTATTGGATACGATACCGATTGTCTTATTATCATTGAAGATAGAATACCATAAGGCATAAGCACCAACCACTGTTGACTTTCCACTCTGACGTGATAACAAAAATACACAAAATCTATTATTGAGAATTGTTTCTATTAGTTTTCTCTGATAATCATATGGTTCAAATGGTATTCTTCCTTTATCAGGATGAACTATGATAACATATCTTAGAAAATACCATATATCTTCCGAACACCTCTTCAAATCCCGAATCTCATCTATGGTATATTCATATTCCTGTAAAGGCTTTTTTATTATATGATTATATCTAATACTCAAGACAACACCTCCATAAAAAATAACCCAATAGGTATTTATAACCTATTGGGTTTAACACTTCTAATTTAGTTTAGTTATTCTTTTGAATGAAGTTTTTATCTTCATTAACTAAAAATACTATATTCTTATTATCTTTTATAGTTTGTAAATATATGGGCCTTCCCCACAAATAATAGATATGCTTCATTGTTTCAATGGCATTTTTAACATCTAATGACAGGCCAGCGTATCGGTGCACCAAATACATACTACCATCTGATTTATAATTACCATCAACAATTTCTATTTTAGGAACACCATTATGAGAATAGGCTGTTATTATCATCTCTCTTATCTCTTCTGGAGTATGTTTTGTCCTTACATAATCATAAGTATAGGGTGTTTCTACAATTTCATATATATACAAATCAAGTTTATCAACCAAATCAACGGTTAGAAAATCCATCATAAAAAACCAATCAGTATATGAGCTAACTACATCCCTTATCTTTTCAAGACCTTTACCTTCTTTTGTATCCCAGTTGGCTTTTTGGTGCCAATCAGTGCATTGCTCATATTCTTCCCCATGTTTTCCCTTATCCCATCTCTCTTTAATATCCTCAAAAATACCACAACCTAATAGATATGGATTCAGCCTAAAGTAATTCTTTGCCTTTACTAATGAATTTGAATAGTTATATTGACCATGTTCTTCATTATTCAACAATCCTTCTCGGAATAATTGTTCCATTATATATTGATGAACAAATGTTGCAAATCCTTCATGTATCATCTTTGTTCTCACTATAGGCCAATAATACTGACCTTCAATTCGTAGTGTTTCTAATATATCCGCCTGCCAACTATCGAGTATTTTTGAGTTATCAATTATGTATCTTAGAATGTCCTCTGCTGGTTCAATGGGTGTTTTTAACTTTATTTCTTCCCATAGCTTCTTGTTAAATTCTTCAATATCACTTGGCTTTGTTTTGTTCTGTATCAAATCCCCAAATCCACTATATGGCGTTATAGCTACCATTTTCTTTTGTTCAAACACTCTCTTCTTTCTTTCATCTTCTGTTTCTGTTTCAAACGGACTAGAATGCCATTGTAGTGCATGACCAGCATCAACAGTCTTCTCTACATCATCAATACCATAGATTTTTTCATACTCATTGAATCTAATACTGGCGTTATACAGGTGATCCATAATATCATATCTACTATTTTTGAACCATTTATTCATTCTAAACACTGCACTGTGACCATAGCAATGAGCCATTACCAATACTTGAACTGCAAATGTATTAGTATTCATTAGATATGCTCGTGCTGGGTTGGAAAATATGATAACTTCATAAGGTATATTATCATCAACATTTTCATAAATTGTTCTTCGTCTTTCATAATTTCTTCCATATTTCCAAGAGCTTATATTAGTAGGTATTCCATAAGCCATAATTTCTAGCATTTTCTGATATGGCACAATATCCCATTCTATAGGAATAAAATTCAATTTCAAATCATCACTAATAATTTGAACTATTCTATCTTCAATTTTAGAAAGTCTCTGAAGGTTAGATCTATTCATGATGTCCTCATTTCTTTTTTGTAAACAACAAATGTTTTAGTGCTGGATATACGTCTTCTTTACTTGTTATCTTACATGCTAGAACATGATTATTATTGTCTCTATAATAGCTCTTATTGTTCTCTGTAGTTACATCAAAATCAAAGCATTCTTTAATTGCATCAAAAAGATCACCATTATGCGATGAATTATTGGGTGTTATCTCTAAATATCCCAACATATTGATCTCTTTTTCAATTAAGCGTTTTATAGATGCTATTGTTTTCTCAACGTCAAAATCCTCACCATCACTACAATAGATAACATATTGATTCCACATCTCTATTGGATATTTTGTGTCTATAAGATAACTCGCTAAATCGAATGCTGTATGACAGTATGTTCCACCAGATTCACCACGATGGAAAAATGAATCTTCATCTACAATCTTGGCTTCTGTGGTGTGAACTATAAATTCGATGGCTACATTTTTATAAGTCTTCTTCAAGAATTGGACTAACCAAAATAGAAATGATCTGGCGAGATACTTTTTATCTGAACTCATTGAGCCAGAAACATCCATCATTGCGTATATTACACAATTTGAATGGGGTTCCGTTTCTTCATCTATTTGTTTGAATCTTAAATCATCATCTTCTATGAAAAAGCTAGGATCAATACTTTTATCAACCTCATTATCCTTAATAATTCTTATAGCTTCCTCAAGATCACCTTGTGCTTGTGTTAAAGCTCTGTAGGCATCATCTTCTGAACAATTTGTTTCGTTCATGATTTCAGAAACATAGGCAGCCATTCTCTTTAGTGATTCATAGATTGTTCTCTTTTTGTGGACTCTCGGCTGAATACCAACTCTTGAAATACTGTCAAATTTCCATCCAACAGGAATAACCTCTTGAATCTTTGTCTTTTCTTCAATATAAGGCAATCCAAGATCTTCAAACATTATATTGATCAAGTAATCAATATCAACTTCGGTTTCGATTATATCATCACCTAATTGATCACCGGCCTTACCACTCCCTTCTTGACCCCTCTGTTTCCTACCTATTACATCACCTGGTTTTGCTGGTCCTTGTCCAGCTCCTAGTTTAGACTCATTATCAATACCATGAGTAAATTTATAGTCTTTCAATCCACGAACGGGGATTTTTATAGTTTTACCGTCTTTACTTGTGATTATTGATTCTTCAGCAATTACATCCTTTATATTACTGCGAATACTATTCTCTATTTTATCCCTATGTCTTTGAATATCACGTCTTGAACGACTTGATAAATCCCATTCTTTATGTTCAACAATGCTCATTTCTTAGCTCTCTTTTCGCAATACTTCAGACATAAAGGAAAGAATGACCTCAGCACAATGCTCACAATAACCCTTCTCAATTAGTCTATCAAATACATCAGCCCTACGCTTTTTCATCTTCTCATCAGTAATGACCTTATTAGCAAGTGTAAGGTTTACCAAATCCTTTAAAGACTTAATTAGATACTTCTCAATAGCCTCTTTCAAAGGCGGATAATCCTTGAATGTAAAGGGCTGACCTCGTTCAAGTAAAGTAGCTTTATGAACAAACAGTCCCTGTCTAAACTCCATCTTACTATTAGATGGAACACCTACCAATTCCTCTAATTGTCTCATAAGCTTCTCATCTGGATCATTGATTTCACCAGTAATTGGATCTTGAACTTTCTCCTTCTTACAGTAAGCTGAAGCATTGAGTATGTAATTATCAAATAGAGACTGAGCCTGTTCATCATAAGCTGAAATAAAAGCCATATTCACTTCTTTACGAACGATCTCCTTAAATTCAGCAGCAATAGACTCCTTCTCTCCCAATAGAAGATTAAGATATTTCTCCTTGTCTTTTTCATCAATTCCCATCTGATGATCAAATGTCTTATGAAGTGATCTAATTATATCAACTGGTGTTACGCATTTCTTATCTTCCTTCATTCCAAGAGCGACATTCAATGCGTTAATGATAAATCGTGGGCTGATACCAGTGAGACCCTCACCTTTAGCTTTACCTTCTTCTCTCAAAGCTCTTACATCAACTTCATTCTTCCTCCTACTTTCTGTCATTTCACCATTGTATATCTTCATTTTTTCAATAAGAGATGAAACTTTAGTAGATGGTGTTAAACGACTAAGCACAGCAAATTGAGCTGCCAATTTGAGAGTATTAGGAGCAATATGAATATCACGGAAATCAGATTCTTTAATCAATTTTTCATAAATTTTTATCTCATCATCAACACGAAGGTTCCAAGGAACGTAAATTGGATAAATCCTATCATGTAATGCTTCATTCTTCTTCTCATTCTTAAAAGTATCAAACTCCCAGAAGTTAGTATGCCCCACAATAAGAGTATCAATATACATCTGTGGGAATCCAGGGGCCTTAATCAATTGCTCCTGAGCAGCTGGAATTAGAATGTAATGAAATTTTATATCAGCCTTCAAAATTTCGATATATTCAATCATGCCACGATTAGCGATCTGAAGCTCACCGTTAAATTCATAGGCTCTTGGATCAGTTTCACCATATCTTGTCATTTTAGACATGTTTATACGTCCAATGAGCTCTGTAATGTCTTGACTCTTCGCATCCGATGGAGCAAATGTCCCAATACCAGACCTCCTCTGTTCTGAGAAGAATGTTCTAACAACCTTTACATCTTCCCACTTTACAACGCCATTTTCAGTATATTCATTATCTACCATAAACTGGCACATAGGACACAAATTACCTTCAATCTTAACACCAAGCTGCTCTTCCCAATAAGGCCTATCTGCCATTGGTATCAAATGCAATGGATCTTCATTTATTGGACATCCCTTTATTGCATAAATTGGTGTATCATCAGTCTCTAAACCACGTTTAATAAGTGCTGCAATAGTGGATTTTCCAGAAGAAACAGGGCCAACAAGAATTAGAATACGCTTTCCAGTTTCGGTTCTTCGAGCTGCAGCTTTAAGAAACCTCATTAAATCATGAATCGGCTCAAGAGCTCCAAAAATTTTGCCATCAAAAAATTTGTATCTTACCAAATCATCATAAGAACGAGTCTTCAACTCATCGGGCACTTCTTCAACACCGTGCTTAATTATCATATTATATATTCTACCTGGTGCAAATTGCGCAATATCGGGATTATCCTTCACTAAATATAGATAATCCAATACTGTCCCTTCCCAATTAGAAGCACCTTGTTTAGACCGCTGTGTTTGAATAATTTCTTTGAAATCAATTGTGTTATTCATTACATTCATTGCCTCTCTCTTCATATTTTTCAAGAAGTTCAACTTCTTTAGAATCGCCTTTTTTCAATTCTTTCAAAAGAGTTTCTCTATCAACGATTAAAATGTTTTGTTGATTGAATGTCGTTGATGACTTTTTAGCATTGCTCATAAGATCTATTTGTTTTTCTCTCAATTTTATTGATTCCATTTTTAATTGTAAATCAACTATTTGATTACTAATAGCTCCAATTGTTGATGCAATATTTGTTATAGAATCAACCATCTTTGAAGCAACCTCTGCCATTCGAGCGGAAAAATTACCATTTTCCATCTCTCTAATAATTCTATCTAACACAAAATTTGCCTTTACAACATTCTGCTGCAATATTGTTTCTGGAGAAGATGGTGCATTTGAAAAATCAAACTCAACATCGACAGGCTCTTGAGTTATACCAAATTCTTCTTGTAATCGGCCAATATCTATTTCAGACATCTATAATAACCTCATCACTATTTTTTATTTATGTATTTACATTTCTGAAAAATATGTTAAAATGGGCTTATCCCAGGGGCGAGGGAGATATGCATTTTTTAAGCCATTGTTCTTTATCTAACTTATATACTATAGTGCCAGCATTTGCAACTGAATATACTTTACCTTCTGCCATCATTTGCATTATTTGTTTATGGATTAGTGGTTTCCTTTGAAATGTTTTGCCAGTATCAGCATAAACATTTATAAATCCATTACCCTTCCATGATACAAATTCAAATCCAAGCGTTTCCATACTCTTAGCTGAATTGTGATCTGCATCAACATAGAATAATAATGATTTAACTTCAACATCTCTACTACCTATTTTAACTACTGGATAATTTTCTAAAAAATACTTAATGCATTTACTGGCAGCTCCTATAACTTGTGTATTAAGTAGTGTAGCAACTCTTATTATTTCTATTTGGCCGGGCTTATTGTGATTATAAAATGGACTTCCGAATGTATATACATAGACCAATGTTCCTTGCTTAAAAGGACCTTTATCTTTCTTCAGATACAAACCAAGATTTTTATTAGCCGGTCTATAACCATAAAAACAATTTAATTCAAGAAATGGCCTTAACTCTTTATTCGGAACAAGTCTCACTTCACAATCTCTTGCATATAATCTATTATCTATCTTACCAACAGCAGTCTTTATATATGATTTCAACACTTCCCATTTTCTATGATAGTCTTTTATTATATTACCATTAACATCCTTTACATCTGAACATTCATTTATCTCAAAGTCTTTTATCCATATAGTCCTTATACCATTTTTGACATTCTCATGCGAAATGTCAATAAAATAGGAGTGCTTTACACCCTTTATTCCAAATCGTTTACTATAATCCATTTTGTATTCATATGAGTTTACATATCTGAGTTCTACTGGAACATCTTTTAGAGTGAAAACGCATTGTTTATTATCACCATCAGGATAACTTGTAGTATAGGAGATATTATTATCATTAAGGAATTTGGATATTTTTTCAATATTTTCACAATCTTTAGACATTTTAACCTCCCAATACTTTATTTTTTATATAACTTAAACAACTTTCTTTATTTGTTAACCATTCTCGCTCATCAATTATCAATAATTTTATTTTATTATTATCACAATATTCTCTTTTTATTTTATCACGGTCCATAACATCTTTTTTTGAATGCCAGTAAACACCGTTAAATTCTATTGCTATTCTCTTCTCAGGTATCCATATATCCAACTCTAACATTTTATTAGTATATGGATTTTTGATAAGCGTTCTATCACCGTTTATTATATCACCACTATAAAAGTACCTAATGTAATTTATTATTTCTCCTTCAGCTTTAGATTTATTGCTTTTATTGTTGCAATAACATCTTTGACCAGATTTGAACCAGTTCCATTTTGTTTTCCACTTATGACCATTGGGACATTCAAGCGTTATATAGGATAAAGCATTTTTGTATGGGGTTAATAAGATATAACCTTCTTTTTGTATAAATTCTTTTACATATTCATTTGTAAGTTTTATTCCACCATTACAATAAGGGCATCTCTGTCCTCGTTGAAAGTTGTTATATCGCATAAAAATTATGTGCCCATTTGAACATCTCATTTTTAACTTAGTAACAGCATTTTTATATTCTGATAATAACTCATATCCCTTACTTTCAAGTATTTTTCTAACATTTTCTGTTGTATTTTTAGCATTACCTCTACAATATGGGCATCTAATACCACTCTTAAATCTCTTAAAAGAAACTTCCCATTCATGTTTATTAGGGCAAATAACTTTTAATTTTTTATTAGTATTTTCATAGTTATTTGATATTACTGTATATCCGTGTTCATTAAAATACGAAAATATATAATCTTTTTCATATTTTACATTATTAGCGCAATACCTACAACGATGCCCTTGCTGAAAATCATTCCATCTCATTTTAGTTATATGACCATTTGGGCATCTAATATGCATTGGTGTTTTAGCATTTTTATAATCATGAGATAAAAGACAATAGCCCTCATTTTTTAGTAAGTCTGTAAATATCTCAATCATAGTTATATGATAACATTATAAATGGACATGGTAAACATTTACAATATTTGTCTTATTTTTTCTTTTATATATTCCCTATTATTCTTCCATTCTAAATCTGTGATTATTAAAAGGATAATGCCATTTTTATTACACTCTGAAATCTTTATTGAATCAGTTCTTTGTTTTGATGGAATTGAATGCCAATAGACTCCATTAAATTCTATTGCTACTCTTTTTTCTGGTATCCATATATCTAACTCTAATCCATATTTTCTTTTATTGGTTTTATTAAAGATTGTAGTTCTATCATTTTCTATTACAACACCATTATATATTGATTTAACATATTCTAATACTTCTCGTTCTTGTGATGATTTTTGTTCTGTTGAATTACAGATAGGGCATCTTTGTCCTTCTCGAAAATTCCCATATCTCATTTTGAATATATGTTCTTTTGGGCATTGAATGTTTAGAGGAGTGTGCTGATTTTTGTATTTTGATGGTAAGAGCTTATAACCTTCAATGTTTATTATTTCTTCCAATTCTTTCCATGTTTTTAGCCTATATTTGCCAGATTTGTTTTGATAATAGCACATTTTACATCTCGAACCACTAAGAAATCTTGTAAAATTCGTTTTGAATGGTGGGTGCTTTTCATTAGGACATGATATTATGATACTTTTACTATATGCTTTTTCATAGGGCGATAACAATGAATATCCTTCCTTTTTTAGTGTCTGTTTTACATATTCTTCGGTATATTTTTCATTTGACTTCGCCCTTTTAATTTTAGCACATATTGGACATCTATGATTATACTTAAAGTTCCAGAATGTCATTTCGAATTTATGACCTTCAGGGCATATCATTTCCATTCGGCGATTTCTTGAACCTCATCGATGAAGATATACTTTTGCCCTGCTTTATCTTTAAAGTAATCCTTGGCATAGTGGTAAAGGTCAGAATAGGTCTTTATGAACTCGAATTCGAGGGATTCTTTGTTAATATAAAGGATATTGGATTGGTCGATACCGGATGCAAGGAGTTTTTCCATCTGAAGTCGCATGAGAACGCTTTTACCCACCCGGCGCATGCCTTTTAGTACCTTTATAACAGGCTTATCCATAAAGGCAGCCTGGGCTTTTAAGTATCTATCTCTGGGTATGAAATGGGTGGTGTTTGTCATTAATACTTATTTGTTTCGACTATGGTCGAAAGATGTTTTTAATTTTTGACATATTTCGATTATAATCGAAAGAATTTATCCATTGAAAGAACTAACTTTTCGTAATTATCATTTATTTTTTTGAGGTTGCCGAATTCCCTTTCTATTGCCTCATCACTACCTAAATTGTAACAGACCTGGATATACTTTCTTTTCCCCTGTTTCTCAGCGATGAAATCCACTTCATTCTGGCCTATAACCCCCACAGATAACTTATAGCCCCTTGATTCCATCTCTTTGAATACAACATTTTCTAAGACAGCGTTTATGTCTCTTTCTTTATAGCCTATAAAACCGTGACGAAGTCCTATATCATTTAGAAAGTATTTATCCGTAAATTCGAGGTACTTCTTTCCTTTGAGGTCGTAACGAGGCAGCCTTTCTATTAGTAAGCCCTGCTCTATATAGTTAATATAGTTTAGAATCGTGTCTACCGATACCTTGATTCTCTGGGATTTAAAGTAATCGGCTATTCTTTTGGCTGATGTAATATTTCCTATGTTATCGAAGACATATCGGACAATTTTATCGAATACGGATGCATCTCTGATTTTGTGCCTTGTTATAATATCGCGGTATAGAATCGTATTTAAAATGGAATTCAGGTAATTAAAAACAACCTCGTCCGAAAGAGGTAGCTGATGTAACCCAGGCAGGCCGCCATATTTGAGATAATTTTTAAATTCCCATTCTATATCGGCGCTACCCTTTCGAAATAACAAAAATTCTCTAAAAGTAAGGGGATGGACGGTAATCTCAACATACCTGCCGGAAAGCAGTGTTGCAAGTTCTGACGAAAGAAGCCTTGCATTGGACCCAGAGATGACAATATCGGCAAGCTGCTCTGAAAGAAATGAGGTGATAGCCTTTTCCCACTCGGCGATTTCTTGAACCTCATCGATGAAGATATACTTTTGCCCTGCTTTATCTTTAAAGTAATCCTTGGCATAGTGGTAAAGGTCAGAATAGGTCTTTATGAACTCGAATTCGAGGGATTCTTTGTTAATATAAAGGATATTGGATTGGTCGATACCGGATGCAAGGAGTTTTTCCATCTGAAGTCGCATGAGAACGCTTTTACCCACCCGGCGCATGCCTTTTAGTACCTTTATAACAGGCTTATCCATAAAGGCAGCCTGGGCTTTTAAGTATCTATCTCTGGGTATGAAATGGGTGGTGTTTGTCATTAATACTTATTTGTTTCGACTATGGTCGAAAGATGTTTTTAATTTTTGACATATTTCGATTATAATCGAAAGAATTTATCCATTGAAAGAACTAACTTTTCGTAATTATCATTTATTTTTTTGAGGTTGCCGAATTCCCTTTCTATTGCCTCATCACTACCTAAATTGTAACAGACCTGGATATACTTTCTTTTCCCCTGTTTCTCAGCGATGAAATCCACTTCATTCTGGCCTATAACCCCCACAGATAACTTATAGCCCCTTGATTCCATCTCTTTGAATACAACATTTTCTAAGACAGCGTTTATGTCTCTTTCTTTATAGCCTATAAAACCGTGACGAAGTCCTATATCATTTAGAAAGTATTTATCCGTAAATTCGAGGTACTTCTTTCCTTTGAGGTCGTAACGAGGCAGCCTTTCTATTAGTAAGCCCTGCTCTATATAGTTAATATAGTTTAGAATCGTGTCTACCGATACCTTGATTCTCTGGGATTTAAAGTAATCGGCTATTCTTTTGGCTGATGTAATATTTCCTATGTTATCGAAGACATATCGGACAATTTTATCGAATACGGATGCATCTCTGATTTTGTGCCTTGTTATAATATCGCGGTATAGAATCGTATTTAAAATGGAATTCAGGTAATTAAAAACAACCTCGTCCGAAAGAGGTAGCTGATGTAACCCAGGCAGGCCGCCATATTTGAGATAATTTTTAAATTCCCATTCTATATCGGCGCTACCCTTTCGAAATAACAAAAATTCTCTAAAAGTAAGGGGATGGACGGTAATCTCAACATACCTGCCGGAAAGCAGTGTTGCAAGTTCTGACGAAAGAAGCCTTGCATTGGACCCAGAGATGACAATATCGGCAAGCTGCTCTGAAAGAAATGAGGTGATAGCCTTTTCCCACTTTAGTATTAACATTTTTATATTCAGACAAACAAACATATCCTTCTTTTTCTATAAAAACATAGACATATTCCTTCTTGTAAGCCATAAAACCTCACCTATTCTAAATTAAAAAAAGGAGTGGCAATCTTGCCACTCCTTTTTTAATTAGCTATAGTGTTAATCATCAGTTTGGAAGATTAAACACGGCTATATACTGATAGTAGTTCTTGGAACCAAAGATGTGCTGATGAATAGCATATCTACTCATAAGACCAATTGTTGGATGGAAGCTCTGTTCAAAGACAGTCTTGCTGACCATCAACTGTATATATGGTAGATAAATGATACCGGCATCATACTCACTTGGTCCCTTGTAACCAACTGTGCAGTAATCAGAACCCGCGAAAGTATCCCTATAGACGGTGATCCTGCCATCAAGAGAACCCAGTTTAGCAACACCAGAAACAAGTGTATTCATTTCACCATCTGTTGGCCAGAGGACGAAAGATGAAAGACCCTCAAGAGCCGCACAAGCCATTGGAGAAGCAATAACAAAGTTACCAGCACCCCTACGAGTATTAACCGCGATGGCATTAGCCTTCCTCACGATCATAGAATAGAGTGTGCGATACTTCTCAGCCTGCCACCTACCATCGGCATCATTTGGATTTGTATAATCCCAACCGGCCGATACGGCGACAGTGTTGATTGTATTAACAATCTCACGATCAATTTCAGCTGTAATCTCGTAAGCTAAAATATCCATCATCTCCTCTTCAAGATCAAGACCGTGCATGGCCTTCAAATCCTGAGCAACTTCAAGAGACCAACGGCTTCTTAACTTACGGGTTTTAGCTTCAACTTGAGCTTTCTCAACGGTCATGTTGACTTCATTGATGGCCGTCCCAGACCCAACACCAAGACCAACATCACCAGTAGAGTTAGAACCAAGAATTTCACCACCAGATGTTACAATACCAGTTCCGGTGAATCCACTTCCTGTTCCAGAATAACCAGCATCCATGTTGTTGTAGCCAAGTTCGTTTGTATAAGGATTGTATCCACCATAATCAACTGTAGAACCAGCTGTGTATGTATTACCAGCGCGGAACCTAATAGCAAAAGCCAGACCTACAGGACCGGGCATTGGCTGAACGCCTACAATTTCATGAGCAATAAGCTCAGGGAACGTTCTACGAACCATTGGTATAGCAATTTGATGGAAGTCACCACTGGTAGCGTAGCCAGCATTACCACGACCTATCTCAGAATAGTTGCCGGCTTCCGTAAGATAACGTGTTTCGTTTTCAAGCATTAGGGCAGTAGCCTTCTCGATCTTAGGATTGCGAATTTTCTTTCCCTCGTCAAGAATCTCACGCCACTTATTTAACAAAGACTTAGTATCCATATTTTCTAATTCCTCCTAACTAAAATTTGTTTTCTCTAAGAATTTTTAACCATTTCTTTTTCAATTCAGCATATGGTTCATTTGAACTTTCACTGACAGTTTCATTTTTCTCTTCTGGAACTTCGACTGATCCCTTACCAACATCCTCAATCTTATCTTCCATCATTGTACTACAATTTGGGCATTCATTCAGAGGACACTCTGTCTCAGATTCCATCTCATATCCGCATTTTGGACAAACGCAGGAATACTTCATGGGTTCAGCAATGTCTTCAACATTGTCATCTTCAACAGCCTCAGACATTTTCAACGCGTAATCAAACTTGCGATCAATTTCTTTAACATCTGTAATGTCGCCGAGAAGATTCAAAATATAATTACGTTTTGTTTCGGAAAGACCATCACACTTCTTACGGAGATAGATATGAGCAGCCATGAGTTTTGAATCACTCTCAAGAACCATCTTCTCCTTAGTGAGTTTGTTTACTTCACTCTTTAACTTAATAATTTCATCTCTGGCTTCTTTTAGAAGCTGACGAACATCATTATCCAAAACACCCTCATCAATAGCAAGTTTGATTTTGAACTGCTCAATTAGATCATGATACATTTCACCAAGCTTAGCGTAACGAATGACCTTCTCAGGAATTTTGAGCTCTTCATCAAGAACATTATCAACGAAATTTGAGAACTTACTGGTAATATCCGTCTTATACTCCTCAAATTTCTCCTCATATTCTTTTATTAGTCGCTCACGTTCCTCCTTTATATACTGTGCAGCCCTTTCCCTTGCCTTTACATCAACCATCTCGGAAATTTTATTCTTAACTTCCAAGGTGGATGATTCATCTAACTTATCAACGCCTAAGAGTTTAATGATCTCATCCATTGTATATAGAATCCTCCTACTTTTTCTTTTTATTATTATTTATATTTTTACTTGATGAATTGGACTTATTTTTTTTCTTTCCTGATGGTTTTTTGCCCTCTGATAGACTTTTAATCCATTCTGTCTTATCTTCATAATATTTGTCAGCTGGAAGTTCTTCTGGTTCCTCCGAACCAGGATCTTCAATTTCATCAAAATCATCAGTATATGGATCAACATTCATACCAGCATCAGCAGGAAAATCGGGGCTGTCATCTATTACTTCATCGTCATCTAAATCATCATCAATAATTTCATCGTTTATACTACTCAAAATCTTGTTTTTGAGAGCGATCTGTCTGTCATCCAACACACTGTCATCCAAACTATTGATTAAAGTAATAATATCATCAGTAAGATCAAGAGAATCAATATCCTCTTTAATTAACTCCTTCTTTTCTTTACTTTTTAGATATTCATCAATTTTTTCTATGATCATATCTCTTCCTCCTTGATAAAAACTATAAACTTTTACTAATATCTTCTAAGACCTGCCAGATATGGCGGACATATTGTTTACGAGCTTCTTCTAATGTGATAGATGGTGTATCTATAGGAATAGTAAATGTCTTGCCTTCATAAATTCCCCTGACCCATGATCCTGGATTACTTGGCTCGCCAACCAAATCCCATCTGAGAAGTTTGAAGTCTTCATTGACATAATTTGTCTTTTCATCAACAGTTCCAAGTCCACGGGAAGATATTCCAAGATTGCCTTCGGTTATCAAAACACGAGCTATATTGCCCATTGGCGTCTCAGAAAGGACTTTAGCTCGACCCATTACATTATTATCTTCCCACCATAAATCTGTTGTTAGAATAGCTACCCTATCAGGTTGTAATTCCGGTGTTTCAGGATGTGCAAGTTCACCAAAGCATGTTCTGTTTTTGACAGATTCCATGATTCGATCTATTTCACGCTCCAATACCCTTTTAGGATATATTCTACAATTATTATTAAGAACTTCTGCAGATGAGAAAATACCCTCTATGTAAAGATCATTGCCATCTTTTTTCACATTATATTGATACGATGATTCAGTTATAAGTTTTACTGCCTTCATAATCATAATCCTATCACTCCTTGACGAATCGTCCAGAGTATGCAGATGATATTGTTTTCCATACAGCTTGAACCTTAGCGACAGTATTAGCTGTTTTCATCAACTGATTCGCAAGTTCAAAAGCAAACTGATACTGCGGTATATTCTTAGCCCTCTTCAAATAATAATCCAATCTTGATAACCCTGTAGTAAAGCTGGAAATCATTTGTGGAATCTTATCATATGATGGATTTTCACCATGTGTATCAACATTAGATGTTGTGGTAACATCTACTTCCCCGAGCAATTTTCCAATTCTCATCGGTTAGCCCCTCCTATTCTTCATCTATATAGTTTTTCAATCCCAATTTTTTCTTGATATATTCTTTTTTAGCAGCTTTTATTTCTTGCTGTAGTAATTCCTTAGATGACAAAAAATCATCATCCTCGAAATAATCAAAAGCCTTTTTAATTTTTTCAGTATCCATAACATTTACTCCTATAACATGATAAATCTATTGTTATTTATTAAAAATTATGTAGTTTAATACAAGTATTTTTCTGTTAGTATAGATATAAGTCTATTCATTATCTTTAGACGTTCAATAACATATTCAGCATATACTGTTTTATGAGCAGCAACAAGTCTTTTCTTGAAGTCAGGATGTAAAGCCATCTCAAAACTCCAAGGATTATAGAATTTGCCCCGTTGTCTAAAATTCAATGTTGATATTGGAATGACTTCATCTTTTGTTTCAGATATGTAACAAAGACAAGGGCCTTTTCTTTTATCATCTACAACTTCAAGACGTTCTTTTATTGAATCCCAATCAGCATTGAAAATCTCCATAAATGTCTTCCTATCAAATGAATATTCACCAATACTCATCGATTCTTCACCTTCTGATATGGCTTTTAATGGGAATTCCGATCTTATATCATTAAGAATACCAACTCTAAGTTTCTCATTGTGCATTATTCCATATAAACAATTACTGATAAATTCATTATGTTGCTTAACTAAATTATCATAGTGCTCCTTTGCTTTTTCATTTGAATCTTTCATCTTCTCCAATAATATGACAGTTGTTTTTCTATTTCTTTTAGATGTCAAATTATTGATAATATCGTTAATATTCTCAAATGGAGCATAGTCTGGTTCACCAGGATTGAATTTAACAAGTTTTTCTATATCATTTTTACAATCTTCCAGAAAACTTGTTAAAATCTTATCTCTTTTCGAATTATAGTTATCAACATCTATTTCTTTTGGTATGTCTGGATCATATTCTTTCAGCTTTCCAGCACCACTATTGAGTAGAAATACATCTAAATTCTTCTTTAATGATTGTTCTATTAAGATTGGTTTTCCCTTATAGTTTATACGCAGATATATGTCAGTTGAGAAACCTTTATTATTTTTATAGTCTTTAAGACCAAGGCCTTCAACCTCTTCTTTTACATCCCATGATACTGCTTCTATATCATCAGGTAATTTAATGTCAGGAAATTCACCTTTTAATCTATAATATATTGATTTTCTACACTTTTCAGCAGCATCAATCCAATCTTTTGTTATTATACCTTCTTCACTTATATTGTTGAGTATATGGGTCTTTATATTCTTCCATTCGTCTTTTGTCATTACACAAGCCATCATCGTCATAATTTCACCAGCTTGTGACTCTATTGTTCCAGCACCAGCATTCCCCTCAGAAAAGAAGCTAATTTTGGATGTTACACTATTTTTCTTACAACTTAACATCCTTTCGATAATATCATAATACTTAACTGGTATTTTATTATTTTGTCGCATAGAAAAAGGAATTTTAACTTCTTTTTCTATCATTGATTTATTTTTCTCTTTCCATTCATCATAACTTGAAGATAACGACTTTTTCCATATATCAAGTTTGGTTGGGATTATATTGGGTTGGAGCGTCTTATCTTTTGTATATGGTATCTCCCCTTCATGATTATGCTTATATTCTGATGTCTTTTCTTTCTTCTTTTTTTCATCCTTCTCTTTTGCACTAACAGGTGGTTCTTTAGCAGTTTTACTTTTTTCAGCCTTAATTTCCTTTTCAGGTTTACCCTCTTCTTTATATTTCTGACCAATTTTTAGTATGCCTTTTTTAACATACTGGGCTATCTTACCTTCCTTATGTTTTTCAATCCAGTTCTTTTGTTCTTCTGGACTAATGGCATTCCACCATTCTATTGTTTTTTTACTTGGTGTTTCTTCGCATAGATAATTTGTAATCAAATCATCAATATTCATCCTGATTTTCCTCTACATTCATGGTTTCATCCTGATTCATATCCCATGATTCCTCATTATCACCACCACTGAACAATTCTTTATCTTTCTTCAATCCCTCAACATTTTCCAGAATTTCCTCATCAGTCCAGTGTAGATATTTCTTCATAAGATAGTATTTTGAAAATTCTGGATTATTAGCGAGTGAATTATAGTTATCAAAGTTTTGAGCCAGATACCCTTGTTCCATTGATTCCTTATATCTGCTTGGAGGCTGTAATGAAATATCAAAATCATTTAAATCAAGATCATATTGTTTTTTGAACCCCCTAAAATCGAGATGTAGAAGAAATAATCTCTTCATTTCTCTTGTGAATATATGTTGTTGTCTTTCAAGAAATTTAGCCCATTTGATTTCATCTCTAACTATTTCAGATGCATGTCCACCACCAAATAAAACATCTGAACTACGTGATTCTGATGCTAACTCAATTCTACTAAGTGGATATTTAACACTTCTATAAAGTAGTTTCTGAAAGTAATATAAATCATCAAGATTCTTGAACCCTTCTGAATTACCACCAACAGTTGTTATATCAGAACCACGACCATCAGATGATGTTGGAATAAAGAAATTATCTAAAATGCTCAATACCTCTGGCTCTTGAGCTAACCTTCCAGTAGATGGGTCATAAGTCTGCTTTTTAACAAACTTATTCTTTATTTTTTCAACAAACTTCATAGCTTTATCACGGGGCATAGCACCTGTATCAATCTTAAATACAAGTCTTTCTGGAGCTCTTACTATTCTATATATGATGATAGCTGTCTCAATCAATTTCAACTGATTATATGGAATTTTAGCTTTCTCTAAAAAGCCAAAAATTTCGTATTTAGTTGATCCATATACTCCATAATTTATAAATCCAATCTGTTCTGGGTTGAATATGATTAGATCTTTACCGGATCTCTGTAAGGCTTCCTCGTAAGACAATGGTTTTCTAGTGTCTCCAGAAAGATATTGGTAAAATCTTATAATTTTACCAGTACGTGGATCATACTCATAGTCCATTGTTTCTGATGGAAGTTTCTTGATTCCTATGATGCCCTGTGATTGTCTTGAATCTTTTACAATTCTTTCATAATATAATCTCCCATCAATGAGAAATGTTCTAAACAAATCCCATATCATCTGATTTATGTCAATTCTATTGTAGAATAATTCATTAAATTCTGAATATAGGGTTTTAGATATATTCTCATTTTTTGAAAGATGTGGTGACTTGATGGTAAAATCAATAACATTGCCATTATCATCAGCTTGTGTTGATTCATTAACAGCATCTTCTATAACATCACCTAATTCTGGGCTTTCTGCCATTTTTCTATAATTAAGAATTTTCTGCTTTTCATTATCTATAACTTTGTTAAGGTATCTATCATAGAATCTATTGAAACTTTGTAATCCAACACTTCCAAATCCCAGTAAATTTATATCTTCAATTCCTTCGCCTACTTCATCACTACTTACTTTTTTAGCACTATCTCCCCTGTTGAGGAAATATTTCTTTTGTTCATCAAGTAGCTGTGATTTTGTATAAATTCCAAATCTATTAAACCAAGCCATTATTCACTCTCCGTTTATCCAATTGCCCAGATAAGTGTCTGACATCTATTACCAATATCAGTAAAATTTACAGATAATGTATATCCATCACTGTTAAATGATACAAGTGAAAATGTGGTTGTTCCAATTTTGATACAATATCTTATTATTACATATCCAGGTGCTCCAGGAGTACCATTATTAGCAGACCAGTCACCCGGATTTTCACCTCGACCCCCAGTACCACCATATGCATAATATGCATTTGTTCCTGTTATTGATGAATATACTCCAGGACCACCGGATGCATCAATTCCGTAATTACCTGTATTACCTGATCCACCATTGCCTGCAGCACCAGCACCACCTCCACCTCCACCAGTATATGTTCCACCATAAAGTTTAGCACCTGATCCACCACTATACCATGCATTACTACCTCCATTACCGCCATCAAACTTCACACCATTTTGACCATTTCCACCAGCAGCAGCACTGTAATTTATACTACCACCAACAATAGAACTTGCTGTGCCACTTCCTATACTACCAACAGTTACAGTATAATCACCTGCACTCATATATACATTAGCATATTGATATACTAATCCACTAGCACCACCACCACCACCACCCCACCATGGATGCCCTATGCTACCACCAGAACCACCAGCACCAACAAGTAATATGTCAAAATATCCAGCCGTTGAAACTGTAAATGTGCCACTACTGGAAAATGTATGAACTCTAAAATAATCATATGTTGATGTTGTTCCACCGGAAGCGTTTGCTCCATTAATTGCAATACCCAAATAACCCCCAATACCACTATAGTCAAAACTATTCATACAGAATTGTGCTGATGGGCTAGTAGCAAAACCAATAGAACCTGTTGCACTGGTTGGATATGATATGGTTGGAAGAGTATCAATACATGTCATACATATAAGTAATGAGGGTTTGAAGTAATTACCCCACTCATCGATTGTTTTGATAGTATAAGTTCCAGCAGCCCCCCAGACATTGTTATAAAAATGAGTATGTAACCTTATTTGTCCGCCTTGTGTTGCACTTGTATGATCATGTTGTGCATTAATAAAACTAGCAATAATTGGTTCAAGTAGTGTTTTGTTACTTAATATTTGTGCATTTGTAGTTCCAACAACAGCCCCAGTAGCACCATGAGTAGCTGTTGATGAAATATGAGAGTCAATCTGGGTATGAGTATTTGTTCCAATATTTGACAAGCTTGTATGACTTATCTGACCACCTGTTGCAGTGCTTGAGTGATTGTGATTTGCATTGGTAAAGTCATTTATTACAGGAGCAACTAATGTTTTATTGCTTAGTGTTTGTGTATTTGTAGTTCCAACAACAGCCCCAGTAGCACCATGAGTAGCTGTTGATGAAATATGAGTATCTATTTGGGTATGAGTATTTGTTCCAATATTTGACAAGCTTGTATGACTTATCTGACCACCTGTTGCAGTGCTTGAGTGATTGTGATTTGCATTGGTAAAATCACCTATTGTTGGAGTAACTAATGTTTTATTGCTTAGTGTTTGTGTATCACTAATACCAACAATTTGTGATGTTGTCCCATGTGCTGATGTCGAACTTATATGAGTATCTATTTGATCGTGTGTATTTGTTCCACGCCCACTTAACGACGAATGGCTGATAGTACCACCAGTAGATGTTGAAGAATGGGAGTGTGTTGCATTAGTGAAATTGGATATTTGTGGTCTATCTAATACTGGTAGGACTAATGTTTTATTGCTTAGTGTTTGTGCATTTGTAGTTCCAACAACAGCCCCAGTAGCACCATGAGCAGATGTTCCACTGATATGTAGATCAATCTGAGCATGTGTATTTGTTCCAATGTTTGACAAGCTTGTATGACTTATCTGACCACCTGTTGCAGTGCTTGAGTGATTGTGAGTTGCATTGGTAAAATCACCTATTGTTGGAGTGACTAATGTTTTATTGCTTAATGTTTGTGCATTTGTAGTTCCAACAACAGCCCCAGTAGCACCATGAGTAGCTGTTGATGAAATATGGGAGTCAATCTGGGCATGAGTATTTGTTCCTTTATTTTGAAGATAATTATGATCGAATACTGTTTGATCAGCTGCTACTGTTAGAGTATCGGTCGCTGGATTTGTAGTTATACTAACACCAAATCCAGGTGTTATTGTTAATGTATCACCACCTACTTCTGCTATTATATCTGATTGGCCTGGGACAGCAATGGTTCCAAAGCTATTGTTACTCGAAATTGTAACACTATCATTTGTAGCATTAGTAGTTATACTAATTCCAGTTCCAGGGACAAGTGTTAATGTATCACCAATAGAGTCAGCTACAACGGAACTTTGACCAGAAACAGCAATTGTTTTGAAACCATAAGCTGTTGTAAATGTTACTGATTTTCCAGTAGGATTTGTTGATATTGTTATACCTTCACCAGCAACAAGAGTTAGTGTGTCATTAGTGCTATTTGTTACAACTGTTGATTGACCAGCTACAGCAACATTCTTAAACCCAAAACTTGATGTCCAACCGGTTGATGTACCATAATAGAATGTATCATTAGCTTCAACATAAACAAGACGACCTTCATCAGCGGCTGTCCATGTAGGTAATGTTGCTAATCTTTGAATCCATATAGTTCCAACGGCATCTATTTCGTGAAATTCCATAGATTTATATTCTCCATGTTATAGTATTCTTCCTTTATTTATGTTTGAAATTACACTTTCAGGAGTTATACTTCTGGAGCATTCAAAGTTTTTTTGATGTGGACAGAACATCCAGTTGCCGAGATCAACCTTAACATCAATATCATTCCAACATCCAGAACATACATTTTCATTATACAGTCTGATACAATCAAACTCATGCATTGGTTTTGTAACACCTGAAATCATAACAACTGGAACATTAAGAGCCCATGCGAGCCAACTAAGGCCAGAGCTCAACCCTATGAAGAATTTAGCCTCTCTCAAACATCTTATGGTATCTTCAATGGGTTTATTATTATGTTTTATGACGTTTTTAAGTGTTGTTGGTTCTTTACTTATAGACACTACTTCAAGTCCCATGTCTTTTAGATATTCCACAAGTATTTGCCATCCATTAGGATAATTCCAATGCTTACATTGAAGTGTTGAAAATTCAGAAATTGCTACATATGGCTTTTTACTTATAGTTGATGATCCTTCTATATTCCTCAATTTTGGTTTTATCTGTTTGAGAGGTAGTCCCAAATAATCAGATGCCACTTGTTGCAAATTGACTGATCGCCAATGATTTTTATTGGAGTTTCCATCTCTACAGCCTATTTCATATATTGCATAACAATTTGGAACTGATTCACCTGGCCTTATGAAGTGTAATGTATCATAATCAAATAATTTATTCCAATGAGTTGCTACATAAACATTACATTCATGTTTTTTTCTATACTCTTCAGCGAAAGGAACCCATGCTAAAGTGTCACCAAGACTCTGTGTATCCGTGTATATCAATACATTTTTATCTCTTGGATTGAATACATCTTTGAATACTTCATTACCATCATGTTCAACAACTATAGTCCAATCACCATAATACTTTCTACTTGTAGCTGTCCAATGATTGGGTTTTAGATTCAGTTCTCTATGAATTACAATATCTCCATCTTTGAAAAATACCTGGTAAGTCTTATTTGACTTACCAAGTATTTCCATTTTAGCACCATTGAAATATGTTGGTATGAAAGTATCCTGTTCTTCTTCTATGAATCCATAATTATCAGAATTATTCCATTTGATACATTTTATTCTATCATCATAAAATCTAAAAAGTGTCTTATCATAAGTCTTATTTGGATCAATTTCAAATATCTTTTTATAGTCACCATAAGAACATTTTATAGTGAATGATTCATTCTTATTATATATGAAGTATTTTAATTCACCACCATCTAATATATATTTGTCATCATTGACACTTATATTGTGAGAAACATGCTCTTCATTATATACAAATAATATTAGTTTATTATCATTAGTTTCAGATAGTAAGAATCTTACTTTAGGCTCAAGTTTTCCCTGATCTACAACATTGTTAAATCTTATTGTTTCTTTATCTTTGTGATCAAATAGTTTAACCTTTTCAAGACCTTTCAGTTGTAGCAATAGATAGAACCAGAACTCGAATATATAATCAAATCTAGCACCTGATGGTATAATATCTTTAAGGCGTTCATAATCACTCCAGGTGTTAACAGGAATAAGTCTTTCAGATAACCAGTTTATATCAAAGGAGAACATATTAGTGGTGATACTATCTTGAATATCCCTATAATAGAATCCTACTAATTTTCTGTCTCTCTTTAATTCTGGCGATATCTTTTCAATATATTTTTTCAAATCAATCTCAATATCATATTCTATAAAATGAGCATATTTGTATTTCGATTTGACGAAATCAACACCATTTTTCAGATTTGTATAAACAGTAGCACCATGATATGGTCTTTCATATGAACTGACAATCTTGATATATTTTGGTATTACAATCCATAGTGATAGCGCATAATCACCAAGAACATTATTGGAATCATATACAACATAATCAACACTTTCAATAATATCTGATGGTGGTAAAAGATGCGTTACTAAACATATAGGTTTATTAATCTCTTTTATTTCAGATATTCTTCTTCTCAGTATCTCTACTCTTTCAGGTGTATTGGGATAACAGTCTAATATGAACACATCATCACTAACAGGTTTCTCGTCTTTTCTGGCTTTCACTAAGAAACATTCCTGTTCATGACTCCATGTGGTGTTAATATCAATATCTATAAAACCAGCTTGATTCAATAGTTTTAATAAGGTGTTTTTTGTGAATCCAGTCTTATGAAATTCGCCTGAGCGGGCTTGATTTCCATATATTGTATCAAGCGGAAATTCCTCTTCTTGATGTTCCAACCAATTTTTAACGCACCATTCAAGATTTGGAACTTCAAGATCAAGAACACCATCATCTTTCAACACTCTATACCATTCACTAAGAACCTTGGGAACTTCATATTTTCCAAAATGTTCCAAAACATGAGATGAATAAATTTCATCAATGGAATTTGATTTATATGGAAGATCAAGTGTTGAAGCTATATGATCAATAACAGAGGTATAAACATTGTCTACATTGATATATCCAATTTTCTTATGATTTCCACAACCTATATTGAGTTTTTTGCCATAATAATTCCAATATAATTCTTGAATATATTGCCATCCCAGTTTTCCAGCATTTTCCCATGTAAATTTCTTTCTAATTATTTCACTATCTACAAGAGCTTTTTCTTTCAAAGTAGAGTAGTTTTCATATACATATCTTAACTTATCACACAAATCATCAAAATCTGGTTCATCCCACAGTCCAGGAGTATCATCTTGCATGAATATTTTTTCAGGCTTACGATATTCCTTTGTTCTTACAATAACAGATGCGTCTCTTGCAAATTCTAACTGTGCTTCATGAGAAGAAGATATTGTTGGTATTCCACAAGCAATAGCTTCACACAATGGAATATTCCAGCCTTCAGCTCTTGAACAACTAACTAAACAATGACCTCTTTGAAGATATTTTATATAGTTCTCATCACTAACAAATCCAATGTTCTTTATTCTTTTATCATTGAATCCATAATATGCAAGACGCTCTTCCGTTGAATGCATATTGTCAACGGGGAATGGATTGTCAACTGATATGATGAGATCAACTGGCTCGTCAGGATGAAATGTTTTTAGAAATGCCCCAATAATTTCGGTTGTTGCCTTACGATAATCCCATCTACCAAATAAAAGAAACTTGAATCTACCATCAGGATATGGTGGGTGCTCTTTAGGAAAGAACTTTGAACCATCGACAGCTTCAGGCACAACTCTGATCTTATCAGCTGGAAATCCTTGTTCTATTGTAACTCTCTTCTGCCATTCTGTTGGAACCCAGAACTGATCTAATGTTTTGACTATGTGATTGAAGAATCCTTCTGGTTGTCTTGTTGATTCCCAAACATTATATCCAATAACAGGCCCAACATACTTATCATAATAGTAATAATGATTTGATTCCATAAGAATAATGTTTATTACATCATCAGTTGGTTTTCGCTCAAAGGGTTTGCCAACTTGATATGGCGGTTCTAACCAAGTTTGATATATAATCATATCTTTTTGAGCTTGAGTGAGATTATCAAGACTATGATGATGTGCAAAGTTTCTTATTCTTACAGGAATATAGTTGTTTAGAGATGTAAAGAAATTTCGAGCATGACTGGCATATCCAGTTTGACCTATGAAACTAGTGTGACCTAAAATATAATCTAACATTCATTACCTCACAAATAATTATTTTTAATACTTATCTATATAATTGTAAATTGATTATATAGATATAATAGTTATTAGGGGAAAATAATAATGTTATTTTTTGTTTTTAGTGTAGTGTAAGCGATAGAATAAGAATAGTTTACCATTTTTAATGTTGTATTGCGACGAATGATAGAATAGTTATACATACATATTCGAGTACAATCCATTTCTTTAATCTTCTTCCTTCTTCCCTCCTTCTCGAAATTGCACATTGTCATTCTTTACAATACCATCCATGTAATCATAAAATATTTAAGTTATCTTTTATCGCTGATTTTATCAGTGATGTAAGTTTTCTTTAAGTTTTTTAAGAAAATCTAACATTTATATTACTTTTACCCAATGTCTTCCATTTACATTTATATCATTCCATACTTCATTATTTTCAACTTTGAAGAAGATGCCAACTATTCTTTCTGGATATAAGATTCTTTCTTCTTCTTTAGTGCCAGTGGTAGTGTCGTGTCTTAAAAGTATCGGATAATACGGATACCGGCAGAAACAGTATGGACAAAACGGATAGTATGGGTATATTATCTGTTTTTGTCTGAACAAGTCATTTAGTTTATC